GTCGTCGCGGGTGTTGTAGGCTCTGTCGCGGGAGCTGCTGTATCTAGTTCTATCAGTGGGGGCAGCAGTAGTAATAGCAGCGCCCAGTCCGCGGCCAATGCCGCTGATCCTTTTGCATCTCAACGGGGACAATATCAGCAGCAATTGTCCCAATTGATGAGTAACCCTTCTTCTATCACGTCAACTCCCGGGTATCAATTTGGCTTGCAGCAGAGTCAAAATGCTGTGGAAGGTAGCGCAGCTGCCAATGGTATGGTGAACAGTGGGAATGTGTTGTCGGCTCTTTCGACTAATGCCCAGGGCTATGCATCAACACAGCTCAACAACCAAGAACTGCTCCTCGCTCAACTGTCTGGGGCTAACGTAGGGTCTCCGGGCACAGCTGGACAGATCCTCCAGAATCAAAATCAATCTAATCAGCAAGCCGCAGGTACCCTAGGGAACTCCATTGGATCAGCAGTAACTTCAGGAATTAACACTGGAGTAAATAGTGGAGGCTTCCAAAGTGCCTGGAATTCCTTCGGAGCTTCTGGTAGTGAGAACTCCGGGGCATCCTCCACCAGCACTCCAGATGATTTGATCTCTGGTTACGACGGCTAAGGAGAACTAACATGGCAGGATTAGGTGGGTTTATCCAAGGCTTGGGACTGGCGATCGGTAACGATATGATCCAGGGGCAAGCGTATGACATGAAGCAAGCGCAGACGCAGCTGATGCAGACGGAAGTACAGCAAGCCAAAATGCAGCAAGCGCAAATGCAGCAGAAGATGAAAACGGATAAGGACATCGGGGCGTTCATCAAATCACAGACTGACTTGGAAGGGGCTGATGCCGCCCTGCCTATGAATCAGGCTAAGATGTATAGCAAGGCAGCTGGATTGGCAGCTTCCCAGGGGGATCTTGCGTCCGCGAAAGAGATGACAGAGTTGAGCAAGCAAGCATCTGCGGAAGGGATTGAGCAGACGAAGCAGCTGGCAGCAGTGCAAGCGCAGAAGAGAGAAACTCTGGCAACTATTGCTGATAACACCCCGGAACAGCCGACCCGTGAGCAGTCTCAAGCTCTGGTCAAGGCTGCTGTTGAGGCTGGAGTTGATCCGACTACGATCCCACTGGCGGGCACTCCTGCGTTCTTAGCCTGGAAAAACCAGCAGCAACTAGCTGGCATGGACTCTACTAAGAAAGCTGAATTCGTGCAGAAAGCTGCCGACACGAAGCAGCGCCGGGATCAGCAGTGGGCTGAACATGAAGACAATGTTAGCTTGCGTAGAGCTACCCTTCAGCAAACCGCAGCCTTTCGCGAGGATAGCCTTGCCCTACGTAAGGATGAGTTCTTGGCACGTCAACAAGATCGTCAGGACAAGGTAAAGAACCCCCAGATTGTCGATATCGGTGGAGTGAAATACGAGCGTGATCCTGAGATGAAGCTGAAAGGAGACCGGAATCCCACCGATCCTACGCTTGTCAAACTCGGGGACCGGGCACGTACAGCCACTCAAGAGAACAACATCGTGTCAATTGGTGGTGCGGGTTCGGAAGTCGTGCGTAACTTGAAATCTATGTCCCTGTTCCCGACTGGCACGACCAACAGCCCATTCGCTCATATCACCGATCACGGGTTTGTGGAGTCGATTGAAAAGACTGGCAGCAACGCACTCACGCCGGAACAGATTCAGATGTTCCAGACGTCCTCCTCGGGCCTCTCTACGGAGTTGTCCCGGATTATGACGCTGGGTGGTGGTCGCGGTGCCAACCAATCGGTTATCAATGAGGTGAAGTCGCAAACAACCCCAAATGCTGGGGATACCAACATGACTGCAGCCTATAAAATAGCTACTGCGGCGCAGATTGCTCTGACACGGCTGAAATCCACCCCTGACCCGGCAGACCCGAAGGTTCGAGCAAACTGGGATGAGACGGTGAAGGAACTGGAAGCCTACCCGAAACCTGATGAGATACTTGCAGCAGCCTCTGGCAAACAAAAGAAGCAACTGCAGGGAATGGAAGGGAATTACAGGAAGCTGCTCAACACGGTGAGAGATAGTGCGGATAGCGATTCCGCTGCTCCGTTGCCTGGTGGTGGTGATCCTGGTAAAGGTACTTCCGCACCCCCGTTGCCAGCCGGTTGGACTGTTACTGCACATTGAGGATTTATGCCCGATTTCACTCTGACATCACCGGAAGGTAAGAGTTACACGGTTAGTGGACCTGAGGGAGCTACAAAAGAACAGGCCTTTCAGGTGCTACAACAGCAGCTTTCCGCAGGTACTGCAAAGGAAGCGACTCCAGAACCAACTGCTCCTACTGATCGTAAGGGTCGGATGGATGCTGCTATCAAGGGGCTGAAACCTGACCTGAAGATGGACGAAGCTGGCAAACCCGTCCCTACCCCCACAGTCAAATCGGCTCTGGAGGCTATTGGGACTTCCACAGCCTTCGGCGGGGCTCTCGGAGCAGCCTCTCCTGAAATCCTCACCGGAGCTGGCTATGCGCTTAGCTTTATCCCTGATGTTGGACCGACGATCGGTGCAGCTCTCATGGAAGCAGGCACGGCAGCTAGAGCTTCCAGGCTTGCCTCAGCCGGGGCTGGAGCGTTGTCAGGACTCGTGGGGGAAGCTGGGGGGCAGACAGCAGAGGCAGCAGGAGCCGGTAAGGGAACCGCAGATGCAGCTAGACTGGTTGGAGGGATGGCAGCGGGTCCAGGAATAGCACTGGCAGCGAAAGCGAAAGGGCTGTTCGGGGCAGTAGTGGAAAAACTAGGAATGACCGCGACCACCAACGCAAATATCACTAAAGCTGCCGCCACCCTTCGAGCAGTTGAAGATGCGGGAGTTCCTGCAAATGCATGGCATCAAACCCTGCAGCACGGGGCTGATACCCACATCCAAGACACGGAAAAATCAGCAGAAAAGATGATGGCAGAGGTACGGCAGCAGGCGGCAGACGTGGCTTCGCAAGACCCGAAGACAGCCCAGAAGGTGCTGGATGAAGGGAGAAAGCGGGCTGACCAGATGATCTCTGATGCTCGGAAGGAAGCTGCTGCTTTGAATAAAGCATCGGGCAATCGGATGGCGACGGCGGGGAAGGTACTGGCACAAGCGGAACCGGCTCTACGAGCAGTTGGCACTCCGAAGAAGATCTCGGCTATTGGCAAAGAGCTGCAAGGGGCTGTGTCGGAGCAACATCAAGCTGCTTTGGATGCCCGGACGCAGGCATATAACAACCTGAAGGACCAGCGGGATTCGATAGTAAAGAGCAAGGAGCAGGCTGGGCAGACGGTTGAGCAGACCGAGGGGATGAAGGATCTGAAGAGCTATATCAAGGGGAAGACCGATTCGGCAGCCTCTCCCAGACAGACCACAGATCAGGGAACTCTGCGGGTGTACGGGCAGGTGAATGAGGCCCTGCAGAATCCGTCATTTGAGGCGCTGGATCAGGTGCGGAGGAAGCTGGGGGATGTCCTCGGCGGCAGGGATGTCGAGGGGTACTCGGCAGTGGGGAAGGATGTGGCTGGGAAGTTGTATGCGAAGATCAGCGACATTCAAAAGGAATTTGTTGGTAAGGATGCTGCGGGCACCAACCTTCAGCAAATGATGCAGGAGCAATACCATGATGCGTCGTTGGGACTTAGAAAGTTTGGTACGGGCGCAGGTGGCAAGGCAGCAGCGATTGACCGAGTTGACCCGGAGAGATTCGCCGCAGATCCAGCTGGAGTCCCCAAGCAGTTCTTCTCTAGCCAGCAGTCAGTACGCGATCTCAAGGAGCTCACCGGAGATTCGGGACTGGTGCAACGGGCAGGGAGCAGTTACGTCAGCAGTCAATTACGAGGAATGTCAGCCAAGCAAGTCGGGGAGTTTGCTCAGAAGAATGCTGACTGGCTGGATGAGGTTCCTGGGCTTAGCAAGTCGGTAGGAGATTATGCAAAGAGACTTGGAAAGATTGAAGCGACAGCAAAAAAGGCTAGCGCGAGTGGAGAAAACCTGGCAAAACGGGCGGGGGCTATCCTACCGGAAGCTGAGGGCGCGGCAGCGAAAGAAAGAGCAGGGACGATTAGCCGAGTAGGGGATATGGCAGAGAAGTCACTGGAGAATCAGCAGCGGATTCTGCAGGAAGGTGGGAAGAGGGTTGCTGAGAGTCAGAAGGTTGCGGCTGCGCCGGCGGAGAATCTGAAAGCGATTCTAAACGGAGGGGAAAGGCCAGAAGCAGTCCGCGACCTCTTACTTAATGGTAAGCCAGAGCAGACCCGGCTGGCAGCTAGAATCAGCTCGCAGACTCCGGAGGGCCGGAAGCAACTGGAAGGGAGTGTGCGGCAGATCACGGCCGGTATGTCGGAGGGAACGCTGCAACGGCAATGGACTGATCGGTTGAAACCGATGCTCACGGATGGAAAGATGCTAGACAGTAAGAGAATGGCGGCTCTCACTAAGGATGTGGAAGGGCTGTTGAAGGCGTACTCGGGGAAGCCTCCGGTCGGGCTGATGCAGAGAATGATTATGGGGGCGGTGTATTCGGCAGGAGGTAATTACGTGGGGCAGGATCCGAGGGAGTAATTAACCGCTATTACTATTTTGTAATCCCGGTCGATTAGTGGCTGATTAGAAAACAGGGGATTTCGTTGGAAGTAGTGTGGCCTCGCCTACGGCTCGCGGATTTGGGAGTATCTACTAGAGCGGATGAGGGTATCCGGGGGAGTGACGGTAGGATTCCGCGAGCCATTTCAACCATTTGGAGAAACACTATGACCGTAGGAAAGAGACAAATCCGGTTCGAAGACTTCATCATGAAGGAAGGAACCTGTTGGGTATGGAAGGGTAGCTATTCGCAGAAGGGGGAGCCAATTTACATCTCCAGGAACAAGGCCAAGAATGCTCGATTGCACTGCTTTGAAAAGCATGTGTGCGAGATTCGAGGAGTTAAACTGGAGCCGAAGTGTAAGGACCCTCGCTGTATTAAGCCGGAGCATCAAAAAGTTGTAAAATCTACCGATAACAAAACCGGATCGCTACCCCCGTAACCGATGATATTTTCAGAAAATCGGGCGCAACCCTATATGGGAGGTGCCTCGACGTGCTACCCTTGAAACCGCTGCCCCGGGGAGGGGAGGTTGTAATATATACAGGGAACCGGGGCCAGCTCCAACTCCACTGACAAAACGGGTTTCTCACCGGCATTACTATTTGTTAATCCCGGTCGAAAACTCCCGGCGGTACGCCGTGCCCCTCCATCTAGCTCCCCACTCTCCTTATAAGTAAGTTCCAACTCGCTACTTGCTGCTATAGTAACTCCCATCACGCGCGCACGTACTCTTAAGAGAACTGCTGCTGTAAAGGGAGCCCGACAGGGGGTCTCTCGCTACGCTCGGGCTTACTAATGAAGATCTTGTTAATTGATAGCTCCGCATTCTTTCTGGACTTCGCCATGCGCTGCGAGGCCCAGGGTCACGACGTCCGGATGTGGGTCGCCCCCGATGAGAAGACCTTCGAACGGGTTTCCATCGGCGACGGGCTAGTCAGAAAGGTCCCGACCTGGGAAGGGTCAATGAATTGGGCAGACCTCATCCTGGTCAGTGACAACTGCCGTTATATGAAGCGGCTGGAAGGCTACCGACAACGTGGCTTCCCTATCTTCTCGGCGAATGTGGAAGGTACTTCCTGGGAAATGGACCGGCTGAAGGGACAGGAAGTGCTGGAGCAAGCCGGGATTGAATGCCTCCCTTGCATTAAATTCTCCAATTGGGACGATGCCATCTCCCATCAGAAAGCCCATTTGGATGTCCGGTATGTGTGCAAACCCTGCTCCGATGTGGATAAAGCCCTCAGCTACGTGTCGAAATCTGCAAAAGACATGATCTTCATGCTCCAGCATTGGAAGCGGACGATTAAAAAGCCATGCCCGTTTATCTTTCAGGAATTCTGTCCGGGGATTGAAGTGGCAGTTGGTGGCTGGATGGGCCGGAACGGCTTCCTCGGCCATGTGCTGGAGAATTTCGAGCACAAAAAGCTCATGAATGATGAGAAGGGGCCGAACACAGGAGAGCAAGGAACGGTTATCAAATATGTTCCTATCGGCGAGTCGAAGCTGGCTCGTGAATTACTCTTACCTGTAGAAGCGGAATTGATCCGATCCGGCTACACTGGGTATATCGACGTGGCCGTGATGCTCGGAACAGAAGGTCCGCGTAAGGGCTTGCTAAATCCGCTCGAATTCACCTCCCGACATGGCTGGCCACTGTTCCTAATTCAGCAGGTCTTGCATCACGATGTGGTCAGCTGGATGAAGGACGCGGCCGATGGCCGAGATACCTTCCAGCCGTCTGATGAGATTGCTGTAGGTGTGTTCCTATCGATGCCGGATTTCCCTTACCACCATCTTAAGGAAGACCAGCTCTCCGGCTTCCCTGTCTGGGGCATCACTAAAGAGAACCGTTATTTCTTCCATCCCTTCAATATGAAACTTGGAGAGGGGATTGATGATAAGGGAGCCACGATCCCTATGATGGTGACGTGTGGGAATGCTATTGCGACCGTGACGGGTGTCGGTAGGACCGTGGAGGAGGCGAAAACCGATGCCTACGGCCATCTTTCGGAGTTGGAGATTCCCAATTCTCCTATGTACCGAACCGACATCGGCGACCGACTCCGCGATCAGCTGCCCATCCTCCAGAAGTATGGCTACTGCACTAGCTGGAGCTACTAATGTCAGGTCAAAACAACCTGGTTCTCCCTCCGGTTCCCCCAGCGGGGGCAGACCCCAAATGGTTTCAACAGCTGCAGGCTACAGTTAGCTGGAATTTCAATGCTGCAGCCCCTACGGTAAAGCGTCCTGTTAATGCGTTGATCGGTCAGCACATGCTGGATACGACCTTGAATAAGCCGATCTGGTGCACTGCCGTGAACCCTCCAGTGTGGCGAGATGCCACGGGCACTGTCGTATAGGGTTTTCGACATACATTAACTTTTTGTAATCCCGGTGAGAAACGAAAATGTCAGGGAAAGGTGAGGCAGACTACTACAAAAGCGGAGAGTGGAATTTCGTCTGCGATCTTTGTGGTAGGAAGAACAAATCTGGAATGGCCATGTTCACGTGGAACGGCCTGTATGTCTGCCGACATCACGATGAGAAGAGAAATCCGCAGGATTTTCTGCGGGGTGTGAAGGATGATCAGTCCGTCCCTTGGTCCCGTCCCTACCATCCCCCTCGCTGCGACACAACCGAATTCCCCTACGTGGAGTTTTGCACTTTGCAGGGCTCCAACTCCATCCCCGGCTTCGCCATCCCAGGTTGCTCCGTCCCTGCCTTCGTCAACACCGCTTTCTACCCGTCTATTATTCAGTACCGGGGCTGGGCCATCCAGGACACCTACGGGTGCCCCATAATTGACACCTATGGGCAGTATATCTACCCCCCAGGTACTCCTTCTTCTGTCAATCCTCCGCGCCCTGGGGGCCCTGTCTACGAACTCGATATCAACTTCATTCTCAATGAGAGCACCTTAGGATGACACGCAAAATACTCTTAGTCTTTGGCCTGCTCTGGTCGGTTGTTGCCAGTGCCCAGTTCGTCCCGGGGCAGGTCCTCACTGCCGCCGAACTCAACAATGCTTTTGCTTTATATGCCCCACTGACAGGAGCTACTTTCACTGGACCTGTCTCTGCTACATCGATTTCGGGCACCCTAATCAGCGGATCCTCTGGAGCCTTCACAAATCTCAGTGCGTCTGGCTCCGTCTCTCTCCCTGCAGGTACTGTCACTCCCACGAGTTTGGCAGTTCAGTCAGCAAATACAGTACTAGCTAACACTCTCGGGGCAGCGGCCTCCCCAACAGCGGCTGCTATCCCCAGTTGTAGTACTTCTTCAAGTGCTCTCCAATGGTCATCTGGGGTAGGATTTGCATGTAATACGTCTGTTAATTCCGCGACCCTTGGCGGAGTTGCGGCTGCTTCCTATTTAACAACTGCCTCTGCTGCTTCCATTTACGCTCCGTTAGCCTCCCCGGCCCTTACCGGTACCCCAACAGCCCCTAGCCCCACGGTACTTACAAATAACACGCAGTTAGCGACAACCGCTTCTGTGATAAATGTTCTCGGGAGTGGAGATTTTCTAGGAGCTTTCAATTCTGTAACAGCAACCACCACTATCACGCCCTCGCAGACTGGCGGGATTGTTGGAACAACCACCAACAATAATGCAAATGCTGGGAGTGTGGGGGAGTATCAAGCTTTTGGGGGGGGCAGTGTTCCACTCACTTCCGGAACTGTTACTAACGCCACCAGTATTAGTTTAACTGCTGGGGATTGGGATGTGGAGTCTGTTCAGCTATTTCAGACTTCCGTAGGTGGCTCATTAGTTTTTGCCTACTCTTCTGTGAGCACCACTTCAGTAACTCTAGGCGGTGTTGGCCAGTATACTTTATCTGGTGGAGCACTTGGAGCCCAATTAGCAGTTACTAGCCCTGTAGTTCGTGTGAATTTGGCTGCACCTACTACTGTCTATGCGGTGACTGAAGTTAGCTTTGCTACGGGCACCTGTAATGTCTTTGGTTTTCTTCGTGCGCGTCGCGTTCGTTAAGGGGAAATAACATGGCCGAACAAGGTTCCTATCCCCTAAATGGGAGAGTTCCGCAGGGTACGGATACCTGTACAGGGGTTGTCACTGGGCAGACTGCAGATATTCCATTATCTGTGCTGGCCACGTATATCCTAGGGGCTGTTGGGGTCACACAACTTTCTGGATCGACTGCCTCGCGGCCAGCTCCGCCTATATTCGTGGGACAGCCTTATTTTGACACCACGCTGGGTATTCCTATTTACGCCTCGCAAATCCTTCCAACTATCTGGGTCGATGCTGCCGGAGTTCAGGTATGAAAAAACTATTCTTTTGTCTGTTGCTCCTGGTTGGGCAAGTCGCCGTAGCCCAGACCTTCCCAGTTAATAATCTTCAGGTTAATGGAGCGGCTACCTTTAATGGGGCAATCAATACCCCTGCCCTGACTTCTAATGGATTGTTGGTTGGGGGGAGTCCGGCTAGTTCAGTGGCCCCTGGGGCTTCTGGATTCATTTTG